GCCGGATGTGTATCCGACCTGACGATGGCCCAAAAGGGCCGAAACAGTACTGCGTCATGCCGAGTTGGGCATGGGGAGACCAGACGTGAATTCCTCTGGATACTCCAACGGGTAATATACCACACAAGGTGTGTTTCGCCGTTCCGCTTCGCTGTTGCTTGTGGTCGTTAGCCGGACCACTCTGGCGAGAGTTACCCGGGTTATCTCTAAACAAAAAAAGTGATGGGGCTACCCGGTGTGGATCGACACCGGGGTAGGTTCGGATTTCCCTAAAGAAACGAACTAATCCTAGTAACTGTC